GCAGCCAAGAAGCCAGCCAAGGGTAAGCCTGCTACTCAGCAGATGCTGGCCAAGGCTGCTCTCGCCAAGGCCGAGAAGCAGCTACAGGATGTGGCAAAGAATCTCACGGCTAAGCAGAACTCCCTCTGGGAGATTCGTGGCGAGTACGAGAAGCTTCTCAGTGGCAACAACAGGGACGCTTTCATGGCGATCACTGCACTCTTCAAGGACTATGGCCTTGAGTCTCTAGCCGGTAAGATCTATGACTTCGTCAAGAATGGTTACTCCGCTGACACTATCTCAATCCTGCTACAGGATACGGCGGAGTACAAGAAGAGGTTCGCAGCCAATGAGGCACGCCGCAAGGCGGGCATCTCTGTCCTATCACCTGCCGAGTATCTCTCCATCGAGAATAGCTACAGGCAGATCATGAATCAGTCTGGCCTGCCTAAGGGATTCTATGACTCCAACGATGACTTCACTCAGTTCATCTCTGGGGACATGAGTCCGACCGAGCTTCAGTCTCGTGTCGAGATGGCCACTCAGGCTACAGTCCTGGCCAACCCTCAGTACAAGGCTGCGCTCAAGCAGATGGGTCTGTCGGATGGTGAACTGACTGCATACTTCCTGGATCCCAAGAAGGCGCTTCCGTTCATCCAGAAGACGGCCGCTACGGCGGCCATCGGATCTGAGGCACTTGAGCGTGGCTTCGCGTTCGATCAGCAGTACGCTGAGAACCTTGCAACTCAGGGCATCTCTGCCGAGCAGGCAGCCCAGGGTTACGCTCAGATCGGTGACGAGTTCACTGACCTCAAGACTCTTGGTGCCATCTACGGTGGTGGCTGGAGTCAGCGTCAGGCTGAAGAGGCCACCTTCACTGGTGGCGTGAAGGCCAATCAGCAGCGAGCTGGACTCATCTCGAAGGAGAAGGGTCAGTTCTCTGGCTCCGCAGGTGGTGCCCGCGCTGGACTTGCTGGCCGTGGAGGAGCAAGGTAAGGTTCTGTCTGTACGACTTGTACCCGCGCTGCCTTAAGTTCGGGTACTCTCTCCCTGTAGTGAACTGGCATCACACCTGGTTTGGGACCAGGCAAAGAAGGTTCGATTCCTTCCAGAGAGACTCTGCCTTATTGGTGTAGCGGTAACACACTAGTCTTCCAAACTAGGTTCGCGAGTTCGATCCTCGCATAAGGCTCTGCGGGTTAGTTCAGTTTGGTAGAACGAGGGGCTCATAATCCCTGCGTCACCGGTTCAAATCCGGTACCCGCCACCACTTGACAACTAAACACATGCTAGCGGCCGATGACGGCCGCATACATTCCCGAGCTGAAGTCAGCTAGCCGGTCTCCAAAGCCGAACTATGTGGGCGCGATACCTACCGGGTTTGCCATACTCCTTGGTGTAACGGCAACACAGGTGGCTCTGAACCACCCGTTCTAGGTTCGAATCCTGGGGGAGTAGCTTTGGAGGGTAGCGCGGAACGGTCCGCAAGCGGTCTAGAAAACCGTGCCGGGGTAACTCCCGAGGGTTCGATTCCTTTACTTTCCGCTGTGTGGGTTCTGGGAAACAAGCGAGGCTGTAACCCTTGCGCCTAATGGCTTGCAGAGTTCGATTCTCTGACACACAACTGCGATCTGCTATGATGGTCATGAGCGTGGCTGCAACCCACGCTAACAGGGTTCGATTCCCTGGTGGATCTCTTGGGCGATTAGTGTCAACGGGAGCACGGCTGTTTTGCAAGCAGCTAGAGTCGGTTCGAATCCGTCATTGTCCACTTGGGTGTAGCTCAACGGTTAGAGCAGGGTCCTGATACGGCCTGTGCAGTAGGTTCGACTCCTACCATCCATACTCTGCACTTGTAGCTCAGTGGTCTAGAGCGTCCGCCTGTCGAGCGGAGGGTCGAGGGTTCGAATCCCTTCTGGTGCGCTTTGCTCGCGTAGCCCAATTGGTAGAGGCGGCAGGCTTAGACCCTGCGCGTTGGCGGTTCGAATCCGTCCGTGAGTACGGAGTTGCAGACGATCCAGCTTAGGTACCTGGACAACGGTGTTACACACGGCACTACTCGGGGTAGCAGCCCGCCGAGTATCTGTAACAACTTGCCCCACTAGTATAGTGGTCAGTACACTAGATTCTCAATCTAGTGGGCGGGGTTCAATTCCCCGGTGGGGTGCCTTGCCCTTCTAGCTCAATGGTAGAGCACCGGATTGAAGCCCCGGGGACCGTGGTTCGATTCCATGGATCGGCACTGTGATCGTAGCTTAATAGCAAAGCGCCTGGCTGTGACCCAGGAGAGGCGGGAGCGTAACCCGCCGATCACCCCGCAGGTATAGTTCAAAGGAGAGAACGCCAGGCTACGAACCTGGTGATGAGGGTTCGAATCCTTCTACCTGTACTCAGAGCAACCAGCAATCAGGGGGATGACTGCCTCGCTGGGAGACTAGTCACCTCAGCTCTGTCTGATTCAGTCGCACAATTGGGCGTGCAGTCGGCTCTTAACCGTTGGGGATGTGGGTTCGAGTCCCACCTGAATCACTCTGCCTTGTTAGCTCAATGGTCAAGAGCACCTGTTTAGTAATCAGGTGATGAGGGTTCGATTCCTTCACGAGGCTCTCTATGGTGTATGGCCAAGTGGTAAGGCAGCGGACTGTTAATCCGCAGAGCGCAGGTTCGATCCCTGCTACACCAGCTGTCTCGGTGATGGACGCAGTCAGGTCTCCTAAACCTGAAATGAGGGTTCGACTCCCTCCGAGACTATGCCCTGTTAGTTCAATGGGAGAACGCCAGTCCTACAAACTGGCTACGGAGGTTCGATTCCTTCACGGGGTACCAGTTCACCGCTTACCGGCAGGCTGAACTGTACAACCAAAGACCGGTAACTCACTCGAACGAGCGAAGCCACGGTTCCCTAGCCGTGGCTTTTGGCGTTCACCAACCTATCTAGGAGAACACATGAGCAACTGGGGTATTGAGGACGACTCGAACCTGGCCGGAGACAACGTAAACACCGGGCCTAAGGCACTTCGAGATGCGTACGAGGCAATGAAGAAGCAGAACGCAGAGCTCCAGAGTGGTCTGGCCGCCATTCAGCAGGATCTACAGCGTCAGAAGATTCAGGGCACCCTCAGCGAGCTTGGAATTCCCACCGCTGCCGCCGAGCAGTACAAGGGAGAGGCGGATCCTGAGAAGGTCCGCGAGTGGGCAACCACTATGCAGAGTATTTTCGGCGGAGGTTCGGGAACTCCGAACACCCCAAACACAAGTGATACGCCGCCCGCCCTTGAGGGCGAAGCGGCTGCTCAGTACCAGCGCATGACTGAGGCTGGTCAGAGCGGAACGCCTCTCGGCAATGCCGAGATGGCGGCAGGGCGTATCGCTGATGCTACTGATCTCAAGGGGCTCCTAGCTGCATGGCAGAATCTGCCCAGCTAAACCTAACGCCCCTCTCTCCATAAGGAGATAGGTATGGCTAACGCCTTTACCGGTACTGTGGCGATGGGCAACCTCGTCCAGACTTCGTACGACCGCGCGCTTGAGTTCGCACTCCGCGCACAGCCCATGTTCCGTCAGGTCGCCGACAAGCGCCCTGTTCAGCAGAGCATGCCGGGTAGCTCCGTAGTCTTCGAGCTGTACCAGGACCTTGCGCTTGCCACCACGCCCCTGAATGAGCTGGTGGACCCGGACGCCGTAGCGGCCGGTAACCCAACGCAGGTCACTGTGACTCTCAACGAGTACGGTAACTCTATCCTCGTTTCCAACAAGCTGGATCTGTTCAGCTTCACTGACGTCACTGCCGGTCTTGTTGACCAGGTGGCGTGGAACCTTGTCGACTCGATCGACGTTGTTGTTCGTGCCGTCCTTGATGGCGGAACTAACTACATCCGTGACAACGGTGCCTCTGGCCCCGTCTACAACGGAGCACAGACCACTGTCGGAACTGCCGCTGGTGACATCTTCGCCTCCACCTGGGTTCGCCTGGCTGTTGCGAAGCTCCGTGGCAACAAGGTTCACCCCAACAAGGGATCGTTCTTCACTGCGTACGCCCACCCAGACGTTACGCACGACCTGAAGGCTGAGACCGGAAGCGCCGCATGGCGTGACCCGCACAACTACTCCGCTGCCGAGAACATCTGGGCATCCGAGATTGGTGCGTATGAGGGCGTTGTCTTCATCGAGACCCCACGTTCCACCATCCAGGTCAACGCTGGTGCTGGTGGAACTGTCGATGTCTACAACACTCTGTTCACCGGACAGCAGGCGCTTGCCGAGGCTGTCGCGGAGGAGTTCCACACTGTTCGCGGTCCTGTCGTGGACAAGCTGACCCGCTTCCAGCCTCTCGGCTGGTACGGCGTGGCCGGTTGGAACATCTATCGCCAGGAGGCACTGATTCGTGCCGAGTCCGCATCGTCTATCGGTGCCAACTAACAGCTAGAGAAGTGGGGCAGCTAAGGCTGCCCCCTTCTTTGGTATCCAAGGAGGATACATGTCTGGTCTCGACAACACCGCCAACACTGTTCGTACCGTGTCGGCGACCACCACTCTCACTCAGAATGACTACATTCTGCTTGTCGCAGCTCCGGCTGCGAACGTAACCGTCA